GCTGATATTATCGCTGCCGAAGGCGGCACGGTATCGGAAGGTGGCGACGCGGGGCGTGTGTCAACCATTGACTCGTCGCCAGCACTCGCCACCGGACCGCGCGGGCGCAATCTAACACTGACGCCCGGCACGTTTGACAACCCTGAAATCCAAGGTAGCGCCGCCCAAGTTGACCAAATCCTTGGTGGCTTCGGATTTGACAAGGCCACCAACCCCAATGGTTATAACTTGATGCGTCGCATTTTATTTCCCGATGTTCAAGACAATTCGGGGGATGGCGGCGGCACGGATTTGCCCGGATCGTCAAATGTTTCACCTTCTGGGTCCGTTCCGTCTAGTCGGCCCGCTGGCTCTATCCAGACAGGCACGCCGGGGGGGCGCTCTGTATCGGGCGACGGTACGTTTTTTGACACGGTGTCAGGCGGCGCAAAAAACCTGTTTGATGACTTTGGCAATTTTGTGACCAGTCCCGAATTCGGAACCGACGTGGCGCGCACGGGTGGTAACTTTATCGCGCCGGGATTGGGTGCGGCTATTGGCACGGGTATTGAGCGCAGTAGGATTAATGCTTTCAATGATCTTGTCGAATGGACGGGGTTGGGTGTGAAGAATAATGAGTCGTTTATACGCACCTTGGGTGAGAACGTCCTTGCCAGCTTCCCCGGTGGAACGTTTCTGCGCGACGCCCCCGAAATTCCCGACATTGTAGATGCGGGCAAGTTCAAAACGCAGGATGACTACTTGCGCAGCATTTTTGGGGAAAACAGCATTTTCACGGCGCTTTCCAGAACGCCCAAGAAGGCAGCGCCGAAAATCGCACCTGCGCCGAAGCCGGTTGCCGTCGCGCCGCCGCGTCCGTCAGCCAGTAGTTTAGCCGCTGCCGCACGCGGTAAACGGGGAACTGCCGTAACGTCATTTGATAGTGGTGGAGACTTCGGTGGTGGGTTTGAAGGTGGCGGATTTGGTGATCCGGGCGGTCCCGACGCTTCGGACGTTGGATTCACCTAATCAATAATGGGTAGCAATCACCTGTGGAGTCATGATATTTTACCGGGGATTGTATGGTGTTTGAAGTAGAAGAGGGATTAGAGTTATGAAGTGGGCAGTAGTCCTCTTTGCCGTCTTGCTCTTTGCTTTGCCCGTGCGGGCGGACACTCTGTTCCCTGTCCCGTCCACGCCGGACATTTCGGTAAGCACGACGGCAACAACCGAAGTTGTGTTTACCGGCTCCCGTGGCTACGTTGATTGGATTTACCTGAAAAACGACTGTCCGGCGGGCGCTTTGTATTTTGATCTTCGGGATGTTCGGGACGCGGCGGCACGGCGCTATCCGCTCCGCTTGTCGCCGTCGGAAACATTCGAAGCCTCAATGCGGGTGTATAGCGTCACAGCGAGTCCCGACACGGCAAACGCCAACACTTGCACATTCACCCTTATGGGCGCTGCTCAATAGAAAGGTGCTTCCCCATGAAGAAATTGCTTTCCATCTTTACCGTTCTTTTTGCTTTCATGCTTTTGGGCGTTGCCATGGCGGCGGACCCGATCAAGCGAATCACCGGCAAGGTTGTTGATTTCTCGTCACCGGCTGGCGTGTCAACGGCGACGCTGGATGCCTTCGCCTTCGGCTTCGAATCGCAAATGGTCAGGCTTTGCGTTAAGCCGGCCACCACGTCGGTTCCCATGTATTTCCGGTTCGCCACGGCGACGGCTGACGTTTCCGTATCCACTGAAACGTCCTACACCAACACCGGAACCAACTACTACATTGCGTCCGACTACGCGACGGATCGCATGACGGCTCCGGCGTCGAGTTCGACGGTGTTTATTGCCGGTCAGACCGGCACATACGCTTTCGGGCGTGCCATTCCAATGCGGATTCCAGCGTTGGGGGCTGATGACGCACTTGACCAGTTCTGTGTTACGGAACCTTGGCAGACCAAGGGTATTGTCAGCCATATTGCGTCGGGTATCGCGACGGTTGATATTTGGGCTTGGTAAGGGGTTGCAATGCTTGCAGCCCGCCCTATTTCGACAGGGGCGGCACTCACGGAGTTAGTGCGGCGGCGTCGCCGCCGCCGACTTTTTGCTTATCAGCCCTACCCACGGCAGTACGAATTTCATGCAGCCGGGGCTTCCTTCCGTCAGCGCTGTTTAATGGCGGGCAATCAGGAAGGTAAAACCTACTCCGCTGCCCATGAAGTCGCCATGCACGTGACCGGGCTGTATCCTGACTGGTGGCCCGGAAAGAAGTTTACCCGTGCGGTTCTGGTGTGGACCGCCAGTGAGTCAAATGAGTCTTCCCGCGAAATCATTCAGTCCATGTTGCTGGGTACTGAAGAGTGCGACATGAACCACCCGGATTTTGGTACGGGGACCATTCCGGGCGACAGCATTATCAGGATCACGCGCCGACAGGCCGGCGTTACCGATGTTGTTGATCAAATAATGGTTCGTCATAAAGGTGGCGGCACGTCGCGAATCGTTCTCAAAGCCTATGAACAGAAGCGCCCCAAGTTCCAAGGCAAGAAGGTGGACATTTTCTGGCCGGACGAGGAACCGGACGATCCCGGCATTTACTCCGAAGGGCTGACGCGCACGCAAGCCGCCGACGGCGGCATGACCATGCTGACGTTTACGCCGCTGCGCGGGTATACCAGTATCGTCAAGGATTTCTTGGAGCCGCAACCCGGTGAAGAACATTTGCGGCATACCACCAATATGACGATTTACGAATGCACGGGCGGCACTTGGCCCGAAGACACGCCATGGGCCGGTCAACCATGGACGGGTCATTATACGGAAAGCCAAACCAAGGACATCGTGGCGGCGTGGAAGCCGTATGAGCGCGACGCGCGGGCCAAGGGTATCCCCATTGCCGGTGAGGGGCGCGTATTTCTGACGCCGGAAGAAGACATCATGATTACGCCGTTTCCCATTCCGCGCCACTTCCGGCATATTGCGGGAATTGACTTCGGAATGGGCCACCCATTCGCTCACGTTTGCTGCGCCTACGACGCTGACCAAGACGTTTTCTATGTTTACGACGCGTGGCGCAAGGCAGAGGAAACACCTTCTCACCATGCCGTCAAAATCAACAAGCGCGGCAAGTGGATTCCGGTGGCATGGCCGCACGACGGCGAGAACCGCGATAAGGACAGCGGTGTGAAGCTTCAGAAAAGCTACCGCAAGGAAGGCGTCAAGATGCTGGGTATTTCGGCCCGCTATGATAACGATACGGGCGGGCGACAGGCACAGGAACCGGTTATTGTCGATATTGATGACCGTATGCAAAACGGAACGTTTAAGGTATTCTCCCACTTGGACAAGTGGTTTGAAGAGTACCGGCGCTACCACCGGAAGGACGGCAAGATTGTTGCCGTCATGGACGATATTTTGAAGGCGACGTTCTACGCTTACATGATGCGGCGCTACGCGCGCCCCGGCGAAGTCCCCGTTCAGCGCGTAGTCATGAGCCGTCCGCCTCTCAAAATGTGGGGATAGCATGGACTTGCAGGAATTCACAAATACTTGTGAAAAATCGGGCTTCCAGCCTCTTGGCAAGTTCCAAATGCGTCATGGCGAAGTGCTTATCGGGGAAAAGTATGTCAACTGGTTTCCTGATTTTCCTGAACCCCATTGGCAGATGCTTTGGGTTATTGCGCGCGGCGAAATCGACGTTGCTCAACGGCTCCATATCACCGGCAAGGAAGACGGGCATTCGACTCCGTTGGGTGTGCCGCGTGCGGCGCGCATAAATGCGGCGAAAGAGGCGGCAAAGTTCTACATGGACGACGCGGTGGAAGTTGGGAGATATAACTAATGGCAGATCAGACCAAGGCTCCCAAAGAAAACACAATCGGCGGCGTGACCCTTTCAGACGGTGATTTTGACCGGGTTGCGGTGTTCATTCGTGACGAAGTCGCGCGCCGGGCCGGGAAGCGCAAGGACGATGAAAAGAAGTGGCGGCAAGTGGATCGTCAGGTTGAGTTGGAGGTTCAGGGGAGGCAGGACAACACAGGACAATTCGTCACCACGGGTGTTGAATGGATGCCGTCGCTGGAAGCGCCGGGTCAGACGCAGTCTTTGGAAGTGCTTTGCGCGGATACGCGCCGGTTGCTGTTTCCAGATAGCCGCAACTGGTTTACGCCGCATGGCAACGCGACGGATGAATACTATGACCGGGCCAACGAGCGCAGCTATATAGCGGGGCTGCGCCTTGAAGAGCAAGTACCGTCGGAGTTGGTGCAAGAAGACGTTGACGCCATTATTGACGGCTCGCTGGCCTATGCTCATTCCATGTATGACTTCCGCCTTCACGTTGACGTTATTCTTGCTGAAGCCTACAAGTACGGCACGTATGTTGGCCGCACCCGCATGGTTGAAACGAGCAAGTATCAGAATGAGTTCCGGGGCGTTGTTGTTCAAAAGCGGCATTTCCCGGTTTTGCTTCCGCGAAGCATTCGCAACACCTACCTTGATGATGCGCCTTATATGATGTTGGGCGAAGGCTATAAAATCGGGCCTTCAACCATTGAGTCATGGTGGCAGAATATTGACGACATCAAAATGGCGGCGAAGGCAGGAAGCGCGGACCCGACGAAGGAAAACGGCGGCTGGCGCAAGAATGCCCTTGATAGCATTACGCCCATGGACAAGAAGCAAAAGACGGTTCAGGTTTTGGACTACGAGGGCGATATTGTCGTTCAGCAAGATCAAGGTCCGCCGATTTATCTACCCAATACATTATGGACGGTTGTGGTTCAAAGCGGTGGCCCGAAGGTTGTCCGCTACCGTGAACGCGAATTCCCGTGGAATTCCTACCTGACGGGCGGGTATCATTTCACCGGGGCCAACAAGCTGTATGCGCAAAGCCCGCTGATCATGGCGTCGCCGTTGCAGATTGCCGTCACCGAAGCGCTTAACCGACTCATGCAGTCAAGTATTCTGGCGGCTGAACCGCCCATATCTTGGAACCCGGATGATCCATGGCTGGCGGCGCAGGGCGGTCCGCGCATGGCTCCCGGCGCGCAGTTCCCGACTCAGGGTGATGTTAAACCAATCAATGTGGTATCACCCGAAAAGCTGGCGGCGGTTCTTGGCTTGCTGTTGAAGCTGTATGAACAGATTGTTGGCGTCAACGCACCGCGTATGGGGGCACAGACCAAATCGCACACTACGGCATTTGCCAAGGACGTTGAAATCGGGCGTAGCGAAATCAGGACGGTGGATTTTGCCCGTTCCATGATGTTCGGCTTCTTCCCGAATTTCCTTCAGATGGAATATAGCATGATGCGGAAGGCGCTGAAGAAGCCCGCTGACGTATTCGTGCCGAAATATAACCAGTTCCTACACCTTGACGCCGACGCGTTGCCGGATGAGTGCTATTTCGAGGTTCACGGTGCGGCGGGTCCGTTGGAAGAGCGCGAGAGGGAAGCCAAGAAGCAACAAGCCCTGTCCGCCGCTTTGGCGCTTGAAGAGCCCAAGTCCAAGATGCAACGGGACGGCACTCCGCTGGATATCGCGGAATTGCAGCGTATCATTCTGGAAGATGGGGGGTGGCACGAAATTGACTCAATCTTTAGAGAAGCCAGTGGCGGTCAAGTCGGCCTTGATGAACTTGCGAACGCAGCCGGACCTGAAGGTGGTTCTGGATTGGTTGAAGGACTCCCACCGGATGCCGGTATTGAAGGCTTGGGTTAAAGGTAAAACACTGGAACAATACGCTCATGAAAGTGGGCGTATTGAAGGGGCGGAAATGGTGATTAAGTTTCTGCTTGAAGAAGAGGGGGTTCCGCCGTTAGGTTAATCAATTGCGGTAGCCCTGTATTTGGGTTAATCTATAACTAATCATGGTTTGAAAGGGTTTTGATCCATGTTTGAGATCGACGGTAAGCAAGCTGCGGACGGCGACGATTCTGTCAACGATCAGACGGATGGTGGCGACGGCGCGCAGGGTGATGATGACCTTGATTCTTTGTTGAAGGAATTTGACGAAGAGACAGCACCGCTTGTGGATGCTGGGACAGGCGATCCGGCTGGCGACGAAGACTCCGGTTTGGCCGGGCGGCTGGAAACGATTGAAGGTGCGTTAGCGCAAAAAGACCTTGATGCTTCTATCGACATCATGAAAGCCGCCGACGATTCGTTGGAGGTTTTCAAGCCCGGAAGGCTTCGGGCTGTGATTGAGTCGGAAGCGCGTGAAGACCCAAGGATTGCGCGGGCGTGGATCAATCGCCACCAGAATCCCAAGAAGTGGCAATCCGTTTGCACAAGTATCGGGAAGAAGTTTGCCGGTGAGATTTCCGGCACGGTCGATACCGAAGCAACGGCGGGCCGCGAAGCTGCAAGGGCATTGGCAAGAGGAACCCCTGCCCGCAACACTCTGCCGGATGGACATATGGCTGACGCTGATATTGCCAATATGTCCGACGCGGAGTTCGACGTTTACGAAGCCCAATTGGCGCGTAACGACAAGTTGCAGGGCGCAGCTTGAAAAGGTAACCCGTCATGACCGTTACAACGACATCAACACTAACAGCGCCGGTCAACTACGTCTTTCAGCGCCGCTTGCTGAAAAACGCCAAGGCCCGCTGCCCGTATTTCGAAGGTTCGACGCCCGGCGACATTCTGCCTTCCCACGAAGGTACGTTTTCCGTCCGTTGGCGGCGTATCGAAAACCTGACGCCCACCACGTCGGCCTTGTCGGAAGAAACCGGTTCGCGCAGCTTCCCGCTTCGCACGGGTTCGGTTCCGACGATCACCCAGCCGACGGCGACCGTCGCCAAGTACGGTGACGTGATTTACCCGACTGAAGAAGCGGACCTGATCAACTACAACGGCCAAACGGCCAAGTTGATTGAAATTCTCGCCATTCAGGCCGGGCGCAGCCTTAACCGGTTGCAGCGCAATATCCTTGAAGACAACGTGACGCTCTACTACGCGTCGAACGGCACGGCGGACGGTGACGTGACCGACGCAATCAGCCGTGGGTTGATCAAGAAGGGAACCAACGTCCTGAACAACGCGTCCGGCATGACGTTCACGAACCAGACCACCGGTTCAACGTCAATTGGTACGACGCCGATTCGTTCGGGCTATCTTGGTATCTGCCATGTGGACGTTGAAGAAGACGTTCGCGAGTTGAGCGGGTTCATTGCAGCGGAACGCTACGCCAGCCAGACGGCGCTGTTCCAGAATGAATTCGGCGCAGTCGGCGGCGTTCGCTGGGTGTCCACCGAAGAGGCTTCGAAAGATGCCAGCTTGGGCGGCGATCCCGGCCAGACGTTGAATACGTCCGGCTCCAACAAGGCGGACCTGTATACGTCCGTCATCATGGGTATGGACGCCCATGGGGCGTTGAGCCTTGACCGTGACCTGATCCGCACGACCTACAAAGCGGGCGACAAGGTTCCGGGCATTATCGCAATCAGCCACCCCAAGGGTTCTGCCGGTTCGGCTGACGCCCTGAACGAAATGGCTTCGCTGGGTTGGAAGTCTTGGCACGCCGGAACGATCCTCAATGACACTTGGGCGATTGGTCTGCGTACCGGGGCCAGCAAGCTTTAATGGCTGATGACCAAATCGTAGGGGGGGATTCGTCCCCCCCTACTGTTCTAGGAACGGGGGTTACCGTGACTGATATTCATTATCACGCGCCAGACGGTCCGGTGCGTGGTCTTCGCCGTCCTGCGTTGCAGGACTTGTGCAAAAAGAACAAGATCAATATTGACGGGTCAGAGGGCAAGAATGTTCTTGTCGCCCTGATCGAAGAACTTCAGGCGGCGGGAAAGAAAGTCAAAGGACTTCCCACGGTGAAATAGAGGGGTATACCATGCCGATTCCGACAAGTGGCGACGTTTGCAAACACTTCCTTTCTCAGTTCTTTGAAGACGTTGCGGGGACAACCGGTCAGCAGCCGGAGTTTGTTCTTGGGGTGACATCCCTGCGGCGTATTCAGCTTGTTGCCTTGGGCGAAAAAGTTGGTCTGAAGGTCAGTGGCAACATGAAGAAAGACGATCTTGTCCGCATTGTCGAAGGGGCGATGATGGACGGTCTTTTTGATGACATCATGGTTCCCATGGCGACGGAACACCAGCGCATTGTCGCTGCGCTGACCGGGGCGAATGAAGCGTTGACCCGCTCCAACGAGGAAATGGCTGGGCGTCTTGCCCACATTGAAGAAATGTTGGGCGCGGACAAGCAACCCGGCGAAGTTGAGTCGCCTCCTGAAGATGATGGCAGCGACGACGCAGAATGGACGCCGGAAGACATCGAAGCGTCCGGCATTGAAACCGCTGAATTTGATCCTCCAAAGCCGAAAGGCCGCGCGAAGAAATAGGAAAGGTGATCTGGCGAAATGGCATATTCCTTTCTTGATAAGATCAACGATTCGCTGAAAGAGGTTGGAGAAATCCAAGGCTCCGACGGAGAGTTAGCAAGCTTTACCGACGCCGGGCGTCAGCGTGAAATTGACGTGATGCTGAAAGCTTGGAATGATGCCATTTCGCAAATTCAGGACTTAGGGACGTTTTCGGGGGAAGAGGCTGAAGGGACGCTGACCCTTGTAGTCGATACCCGCGAATATTCACTGCCTACCGATTTTTCAAAGATCACCGGCACATTCATTGACGAAACGAACAGCCAGCGAATCACACCGTATCCGGGCGGCTACGAGCAAATGCGCAATGACCAATGGCAACCAGATAAATTTATCGGTTTGCCGTACCGGTACGCCATCAACCCGGTGACAAACAAGTTCAGAATGGACCGGACGCCGCAAACCGAAGAAGACGGGCGCGTGTACAAGTACACCTATGAGAAATATATCTTCCTGTCTCTTATCACCGATACATTCCCGTGGAACGATAGAATCGTTGACGCCTTGCAGGACGTTGCCGTTCAGCGCTGGGAACGGAAGCTGAAGGGTCAGTTTGACGAGAAGACTTTCAATACTTCCAAGGCGCACGCGGCGACGTTGATGCGGCAAGCAGAACCCTTCAATTGGTACGGGGTGCGCCGGGCCAACTCATTCAACGCGCGCGGTGAAATTTAATGCCCCTTCCTGACGAGCTACTGGGCAATCGCGAAACGCTGACCTTCGGAGCCGGAATCAACGTGGCGGCGTCGCCCATTGATATTCACATTTCAGAGTGCGGGCGCGGCTCCAAGAATTTTGCCCTGTCCATTGACAGTAAGCTTTTCCGACGGCGTGCGCCCTTTGACTTGGTAGCGACGGCGACCAACGGCGAACAAATCAATGGCTATGCTCAACTGGCGAAGGCGGACGGAACCTATTCGACACTGATTCAGGCGGGAAATACCGTCTACGAATGGGACGGCAGCGCAACGGGGTTCACGGTAGTTGGTAGCGTCAATAGCGGCGCTAGGATTCGCGGCCCGCGTCAAGCCAACTGGGTATTGACCGATGAGGTTTTAATCACCGACTTAGCCCTTCAACACCCCGTTTCGACTTGGGACGGGACCACGTTTGCCACCATGACCACCGGTCTGGCAAACGACTTCTTCGCCAAATACTGTCTTGTCGAACGCGAGCGGGCTTTCTTCGGCAACGTTAAGGCCGGGACGGCGACGCCTCACATGATTGCCGTGTCGAAGCTATCCGACAACACCGTTATGAGTGTGACGGACAGGCCAAGCACGGGGCTTGCCGTTGATGATCCTTTCTATCTTCTGACGCCGGATTTCCGACCTGATAACGGCGTCCTGACCGCCTTTGGTATCATCGTCTTTTCCAGCGAGAAAGGACGAATGTATAAGCTGACGGGAACCAACGCGCAAGACTACGCCATTGATGAATTGTACCCGGATTCGGCGGCGGCGGGCGAAGAGTCCATGGCCTTTATCGGCAACGATGTCGCCTATGGCCGGGAAGGTAAAATAGAAACCCTGTTTGCCACCGAAACGTCCGGCGACGTTGCCACCGACGATTTGAGCCGGTTGATACGCCCGCTTATCGAAGATGTTCTTGAATGGACAGTGGTATATAATGCGCGGTTTCAGCATGTTTATTTCTTCCCCAAGGATAACAATGTCTGCCTAGTCCTACACAAAAGCTTTGTTGACGAAGTGACCCGCGCCGTCCGCCAGCGCCGCGAAGTTCTGACAATCAGCCCGTGGTCAGTGTGGGACACCAAGCTTGATATTGCCTTCCAGCCGACTTGCACTTGGACGATGACCCGTCCCACAGACGGATTGGAAACGTCCTACATGGGGTGGCGAAACGGTGAAATATATGAGTTGGAGGGTGTAGGATCACAGGACGGCGGCACGGCGGATATTGAGTGCATCCGGGTATCAAAAACGTTCAAAGCGCCCAAGGATACGAGCGCGTTTGATATTTATTCTTATTTGTATTTCGAAAAGCTATTCGTTACAGATATTGAAGTGACCTTTGAAATGAGCGGGGAAAACCTCATTAGCGACTCCGTTGAGATTTCCCTACCGGCGTCGGCTAACGCGCCTGTATGGGGTGGCGGCGCATATTGGGGTGGAGGTTCTTACTATGGAGCAAGTTTCCAGCAAAGATATTCCCGAAAGCGAATCAATTCCCCCGGCAGCGCCCCCCAATACAACATCCGCCTCAAAGCGGACGGCGCGGAAGATTTCATCCTCCAATCAGTCGAAACCGAATTCCGTTCGACGGACTAAGCGTGAAGCGAAGAAGCAGACTGAAAAAGAGCGGTTCAGGGGAAGGCCCGCGCTTTACCGGACATTGCGCCGTCGCCCGGCTTTCCGCCCGGTATCTTCAAAGAATGATTTCGGCTGGCTTTGGGCGGCTTATCAGAAGGGAGCATTCCCCAAAATCACCGAAGGACTGACGGCACGCGAGTTTCTTGAAACCATGGCGGTCCTGATTGCCAATATTGATTCGTGTGATTTGCTGTTCGCGCCGACCTACCGGGGGACCATACCCGTCGGCATGGTCGCGGCTGAATTAACAGACCACCGCATGAACCCCGAATTCATCTTCTTTCCGTGGGCGTCGGCTCGCAACAAGCTTGAAAGTATCGTCAATTACGTCAATGAGTTTCGGCGCGGATTCCTGATCATGCAAGCGTCACCTGAAGAGGAATGGCGGTTCTATACGCACTTGGCGAAATATGGTATCCTACACCGCGTAGGCAAAGTGCCTGATTATTATTCACTGGACGAACCGATGATGCTTTTCGTTTCAAAGCGGTAGGGTTGAAATATGGGCTTTTTTGATTTTTTCGGTTCCGACCCTGATCCGTTGTCGGCGGGCGTCACAACTTCAACACCGGCGTTCAAGTTGTCCGGTTCAGCCACGTCTGACGCCGGGCTTGGGACCAACTCTTCGGTTGACCTGACGCGCCTTGGCAGTCCCGCGCAGAAGGCTTTTGACGCCCGCTTCGGGCGGTCCTTGGCCGACTTCGACGTTCTCCGCAAGTCGCTGACGCCGGGCTTTTCACAACTCCGTAAGGCGCGTGTGGAAGGGACAAGGAACGAGGGGCGGCAAATCATTGGACGGCTGAAGGAAGACGCACGCAAGCGCCGGGTGCTTGGTTCCGACTTCTTCAACAACGCCGTGACCCGCGCCGAATTGGCGGTTCAGGAAGCCGTCAACAAGGAACAGGGCGAGTCGTTCCTTCAGGAACTTGAAGGAAACATGAAGTTGATTCAGGCGGAATTTGCCCAAATCGGCGCGCAGCTTGACCGGGAAATGGAAGAGTTGAAAATCAGTTCCGGGCTTGCGTCGCAGTTGCAGCAACTTGTCAGTGACAACATGATTTCGGCGCAGGAAACGGCGGCGGCTGAAGCGGCGGGCGCGGGTAGGTTCTTCGGCACGGCGCTTGGTACAATCGGTGGCGGCTTCGCGACGCGCGCGGGTGAAAATCTCGCTGATACATACTTTCCGTAAATGAGGTAATCCATGGCTGGTATCGGTAATTTCTTGGGTGGCACGGCGGAAGGCTTCAACGCGTCCATGAAGAACGTTATTGCCAGCCAGTCGGTATCGCGGGCGCGCAAGGCTGATAAGTTGAGCGCCAAAGTCGCGGGGAATAAGGAGGTTGCCGACAGGCAAAAGGCGGCGCGTGCGCAATGGGAAAAACTTGTTGTGGACATTAAGTCTGAAGCCCAAAACAACCCCCAAGGAACACTTCAGCTTATCGGGTCCGAAACTGTTCAATTGCTTTTGCAACAGAACGCCAAACGCATAGGAGTCAGTCAAGAAGCACTTGAAGCGGACCTTCGCGGCGCGCTGGCTTTCGTGGTCGATCCTGAAACGCGCGCCAACTTTGTTCGCGGGCAGTCGGCGGCGACGGCGGCGGGTACGAAAGAAGGCTCGCTTGAAGGGGCGACTACCCCTGAATCACTTGAAGCGCAAAAGGCGCTTGATGTCCAAGCCGCCAACGCGGCGGGCGCGACGGCGGCGACAATCGCGCGCGCAAAAACCGGTGTTGGGCTTGAAGAAGCCGCGTCCGGCGCGACTGATATTCTCGGTGATGCCGCAGCGGCGCAAGGCGGCAAGCTTTCCCAAGCCCAAGCGGCGGGTGGCTTTCAAGCCAAACGCGACGCGCTCACAAGTGGCGTTCTTGTCGGCACAGCCGAAGCCCAAATGGCCGACATTGAAGAGGCGCTGGGGCGCAAATTGACCGATGAAGACAAGGAACGCCTTGTCGGTCTGGATAATGTCGCCAAGACCGAAGTTGGCAAGCTGATTGACGATATGGGCTTGTACGAGTCGGGGACCGCCGAACACACCGCCATTGCCAAGTTGCTGGACAACATGATTGCCAGTCCCGGCGATAAACAGGCTTCCGAATATCTGGCGTGGTCGAACGAATTCACCAACTTGGTTGGCCGCAAACCCAACCCGGCTGAAGCCCGCGCGCACTTGGGCGCTGATCCTCAAGCCCGTGGTGAGTTGAGTCAGCTGCAAATGGGCGTCGAACTTGCCAAGGAAATGTTCCCGGATGTGGACGGCAAGAAGTCACCACAGGTTCAGCGGGCTGAAGAGGCGTTGGCTAACTTCGGCAAGCCGTCGCTTGAACAGAAGGCGGGTATCCGCAAGGAATTCACCAAGGCGTCGCAGGAATTTGTCAAGCTTAGTAATGCCTTCCAGAAGATTCAGCGGGCGGGTGTTGACCGGACTGCCATGTCCGACTTGGCGTTGATCTTCATGTTTATGAAGGTGCTTGATCCCCCGTCCACGGTTCGTGATAGTGAAGCCCGCGCCGTAGCGACTTCCGGTCAGTTGGGTGAAGGCGTTCGCGCGTGGTTGCAACGTGCCGTCGAGTCGCGCAGCTTGACCGATACACAGCGCAACGAATTGATTGCGACTGCCGAAAACCTTTACCGTGAACAACTGTTTAACCACCTTCAGCTTGAAGGTCAATTCGGGTCACAAGCTGATCAGGCGAATATCCCGCGCAGTCAAATTGTCATTGATTACGTCCGCGCGGCTGACCGGGCCGGGCTACCGAAGGCCAACATTTTTGATCCGGCGATTACCAAAGAAGGTGTTCGCGAAGTTGCTACCTTTGTCCTGCCCCTTATTCAAGCGCGGCGCAGCGCGACGGACGAAAACAAGTTGGTGGGTAACGGCTTCTCCGTCGACTTCATGGCGAAGTTGCGCGAACAAATTACCAAGCATGGGCTTGATAAATAATGGGTGATTTTGACGCAATTATGTCAACGGCTGGACAGACAGCCAGCGAACATACCCGCGCCATGGACCCGGCGACGGCGCAAACAAGCGCGCCCTTTGCCGCGATCATGGAAACCGCCAATATTCAGAAGGTGCAGCCCAAGCGGACGCTTGACGAGGGTGCGGAAGCCCGCGCCGAAATGATGGACGCTTTGACCAAGGCGCGCGACTGGGCGCAGACGCCGGAAGGTCAGCGCGCCCTTCTCGAAACTGCCGGTGGTATTGGTCTGGAAGTGGGGGCGGCTGTGGTAAATCCGCCCGGCGCTCTGATTAGGCTTATTGGCCGTGCCGCCTATACCCTATGGCCTATGCTCGCCGCTTCCTTTGGTGGCGCGGGTGGCAGTCTAGTCGCGGAACAGGTTGACCCGTCCGCCAATCCCGCAGAAGCCGCCGTAAAAGCCGGTGGAGAAGCGTTCATGGGTTCCGGTGGTGGGCGTGCCGTTGTTCGCGTCGGTCAAGGTGCGCCGTTCAGCGGAGCCTTGAAGGAAGGGGCTGAAGAAACACAATCCATCCTGTCAAAGAATGTGGATTCGACGGGTGAGCCGATTCTTGTTTCCCCGCGCATGGTTTCAAATAGTAAGTCGCTGACCTTTGCCGAAGACGTTGCGCAAGGCGCGATTGTCAGCGCCCGGCTTGAAAAGCGCAAGGGTAAGACCATTGAAAACGCTATCAAGGGCTACGAACAATTTGTCGAGTCCTTCCTTCAGCGTGGCGGCAATCGCGAGGATGCTGCAAACATGGTTGTGGACGCCATTGACGAAGCCAGCGACATCTGGCGGGCTACGGGGCGCGGGCTGGCCGACAAGGTTGACAAGCTTGCGCCCAATCGTGCCGTTATAAATATGAATACGCCGGTTTCAATCGCCACGCGCATGATCGACCCGAAGACCGGCAAGCCGGCCATGAAGACCGTTCAGACCACAATGAAGAAGTGGGCGCAGACGCAGCTTGACGAGGCGGAAGGCGGACTTGGTGACGCCGGGACGATCCGGATTGCGCAAAAGATTCTAGACAAACCGGATCAAATCAGCTTCCGCGACGCGCAGATTTTGCGTTCCGATTTGTTGGGAGCCGGGCGACAGGGCGGCGGCGATTCCGGCATTGAGGTTATCGGCAAGGCGCAGGGCGCGGCAAAGACGCTGGCAAATGCCATGGACAAGACCATGGAAAAG